TTGTCATCTACAGCTCGGTAAAAATCGTTATAACCAAACTCTTTCACCATTTCGCTGCGCCTAAATACCCTGCTACCTTCCATGTAGCGACCGAGCCAATCGTCAGCCCAACCATCGCCGTGCATAGCCCTGAAAGCATCGTTGGTAAACGTCAAGCAATCGTGCTGACCCCAGACGAATGGCTTATCACTCATGGCCTTTATGTAGGCGTTAAGTCGCTCGCGTGGCCCCATCAGTCAGACTTGACCTCTCGACCCCAAACGATGTCACGATCCTGCAAATCAGCAACGTAAGCAAAGAATGTATCGCTGCTATAACGAGACTGGTGGCTTCCCTGTGTGTAGCGCCAGTTTGACGCTTTCTCCAGGCGCACCAGCTTGCTCTCAACAGTCAAAGAGATCGTGCTGGTATCGCCACTGTCTTCGATGGTCATAACGTCCATGAGGCCGCTGAAGACTTCTATAACGCTGAAGACCTCTGTGGGGTCGGTGATGTCATTGGCTCCGAAGTAAATTTTGCAGTCACGGTTCTGATACGGCTCTTGCAGTGCAAGTGAAACCAATGATGCGGGAACTCCAGAAAGCTGTAGCGTTATCCGCTTGGCTGATAAGTCGTTGACCTCTTCCAAGCCGCCAATGCTGAGAAGGTTGCCTGTGCCGAGGTAGGTTTCGCCGCCGATTGTGCGATCACCGTAACCAGTCCAAAAGCGAACTGGCGCGCTGTCAAAGTCCATCTCAACAGCGTAAAACGGAAGAACCTGTGGCTGGCTGAGAGAGGCCAGTAGGGATGCTGGCGTGCTGCGGGTCATATCGCCTCCATCGCGCTGAAGCTAATGCCGTAAACTGAAGCGTTATTAATGCTCCACGACTGCTCGTTAGTAGATAGCCTAAAGCGCCCCTGTGCGCTTGAGAGGTTGGCTGAAGCATTGGACTGGTCAGACCTTATTGCAGGCCAAACTTCTAACGTGCCGCTTCCAGACTGATCCTGCAAAACCTTGTGCAAAGTCGCCGTTCCCGCGCTGCCGAGCTGTATATAGTCGCCAGCCAGCAATGTGCCTGTCATCGTGACGGAAACGCTGCTGTCACCAGTTGAGCCAGTGATCGTTGCAGAGCTGGCCGTTCCGCGAGGTGAAGTATTCAGCGGATCTCCAAGCAAAAAGGTGCCGAACTGACCGCGCAAAGATACAAGCCAAGCAACCCACTGCTCCGCGTCAGCCCTCTGCATCGGCGGGAGGCTTACATCAGCCAGCCAGGTTTGGCCTGAGTATGCGTGAGCTTGCCCGGCAAATGTAAACGGGCTTTGAGAATATGCCACCGCATTTTTCGCCCGTAGTTCAATCTCAGCAACGCCTGTATGCGTCGGCAACGAGAGTGGATATGAGATAGCCATTATGCGAAGCCTTTTCCGTATGAGCCGCCTTGGCGCTTGGCATCAAGCACCGCAGCCTTCGATGCCTCAACCATCCGTGGTAAAAGCGCACTAACCTCAGAGCGAGTAACGCCACTCTGGAATGTGTTGTTCTGGATGACGGTGATTCCGCCGCCCTGACCCTTGGTGTGGTCAACTACAGTTTCCCTTGGGTGCATCATGGCCATGAAGCCGCCCCTGCCATCAAGACCACCAGCGCGGGCGCCGTTGCCTGTGTAGCCGCCCCCAGCGAAGGTGCGGGCCATTGGGCGGACATTTCCTGTTCCGAGAGGCATCGACGGACCTGAAACCTGATTGGCATTGAAGTAACCACCGATGGCGCTGGTGACGAACCCCGTGATCTGCTTTACAACAAACACCCGGTAAAGCTCTTTGATGATCTCAGACGCCATTGACCTGAAGGCGTCTTTTGTTGATTTTGTGCCATCAACAGCACTCATCATGGCGTTCTCGAATGATTGCTCAACCGTCTTCAATATTCCATTGAGCCTCTCCATTGCTGGAGACACCTTACCGTTTATAGAACCTGCAAGTTTATCTGCTGCGTTTTCGCCGCTATCACCAAATATATCAACTTCCAAAGCACCGTTTTTGAAGGCATCGCGAAGAGCCTTTAAAGATTTCATAGGTGCAGCTAGGCCCATATTTACCTTATCAAGGCGGCTATTAACCCCGTCCAACTCTGATTGTACTTCACTTGAGGCATCTTCCAGGTTGTCCGCAACAGTGCTTCCGATATTAAGCCTCAATACACTTAGACGACCGTCCTCTGGGAACTTTGAGTTCCAGGCATCAACTATACCGGATGCAAGTTTGTCAAATGCTTGTGCTATAGGAACAAGAGAGTTCATGAAAGTAAGTTTAAAGTTGAGAATGCCCTTTTGCAGCCCTAAATACAATTTGTCGCCGTAATCAGCAATTCTCCCGAATGACTCAAGCGCAACATCCTTCAGAAGCCCAAGAGCAATTGCAAAACCCCCAGCCCCCCGCTTCAACTGAAGGAACATTTCTATTAGCTTTGCCGCCCCCAAAAGCACGGCAATGGGCAAGAACCGCATTAATATTGCGCCAACCGCTTTCAATGCGCCGCCCAAAAGCAAGGTGGCTGACCTGGCCGCAACCATAACTGTGCTGAATCTTCCAGCCGATAGAGCTGATGCGACTACTGCGGCCCTAACTTGAACCATAACTCCGGCAAATATTCGACCTGTTTTGGCAGAAAGGACCATGGCCTTGACCATTTTAACGCCAACAACCGCAGCGAATAGCCCAGCGGCTATCAATGCAGTATCAATGTTTCTCACGATGAATGGAAGAGCAGAGCCGAAAGCATCTTTCACAGACATTATGCTATCTTTGACAGACATAAGTGGCTCCTGGAGTACACCAAGAGTGCTGGATAAGTTTTGCACTTCTTTGCCAGACTTTTGAACTGCGACCCCAAAAGCCGCAAAGATAGCCACTGCCGCACCGACAACCGCACCAATTGGGCCAAAGATTTGCAAGAGCTGTGGAGCCTGTTGACCAAAAGCCTGCATCTTCGATGTACCGTTGGCAACCTGAACCGCAAAGTCACCGACCTGATAACCAGCCTGCTGCAAGCCGCCCATCGCGAATTTGCGCATATTGGTATTACCGACAGTGACTCCCTTATTAAAACTGCCCATTTTTGATTGGGCCGTTTGCACTGATCTCCCAACGCGCTGTGTAGACTTGGACACCTGATCCAAACCCTTGATCGCGCTATTGGTCTGGGCAGCGATAATAATGTTGATCTTTTCACTCATTTTTATCGCGCTCCTCAATCAGTGCAAAATATGCGACCCATTCATTATACTCCGAAAGACTAATTTCCTCAATCTCTGAGATCGTCTTGCCAAGTCTGAGAGCTAATCCGAGAAGATTGCACCTAAATGGGTCGCCCTTTAGTTTTTTAAGTGTTCCTCTGGACTATCAGTATCAAAGATAGAACCAAACACTTTTGCAATCACATTTACAGGCTCGCCAAGAAGAATAGCCTTGTCTTCCAATGTGAATGCTTTCTCGCCAGCCTCATCCTCACATTTGACAATAATCATCTCGACCATTGCACTCATGCTGGGTTCAGCCAGAAAGTTGGGATATTTGCGCTGGACCTTCTCAATATCTCTTGCAGAGACTTGTGTGAAGTAAAGGCGAAGCGGATTGTCCGCCTCGCCCCACTCTTCAACGTCTGAGAAACCACGCTGTTGTTCCGCTCGCTTCGCCGCGATACGTTTTGCTAGGGTCATGTTTTACACCGTTGTTTGTGTTAATGCACCATTACCCTGCACTGAAATTGACATTTCTACAAGCCCATCAAAAGAAGAGCTTACAGAGCGGCCTGTCACGATAGCCGCGCCGGACAAATAAGTGTCGCCAGCGGTGTCACCCTCTGGATAAAGGTTAAGCGTAACCTCTGCCCCGATTGTCAGTGCGCCCTGACCTGCTGAGTCAGTTTCATCCCAGAAAACATCGATAGAACCAGAGAAGCTGGTCAGCGATGGTTTATATGTGCGAGCGCCATCGCCCATGGATGTATCTTCAAGTGTGTCCGCAGTCTCCTCAATCGAGAAGGAACGGATTTCTGCAATTGCGTCGGAACCGACCTTTACGGTGCCTTCGCTACCAGCGTGCGTAGCCATGGTGTATCTCCTATCTGGCCGTTTCCACATCATCAATGTCGGTAGAATACTCGACACTGAAGTTTAATCTAGCGACACCAACAGGCTGTTCGGCCTCGCCAGAAAAATCTATTTCAGTACCCGAAAGCACTGTGTTCTTCGCAAGACCATTCAGAGAGTAATCCCCAGCAATGG